CTTTCCGTCTACTTATGGGTATGGCTGGTAAAGAAACCGTCAACCTTGATGACGATTATGGAAGGGTTGCTGATTACCTAGATGATTTAGGGGGTGAACACGATCCTAATCTAGGCCGTAATTTAATGTCTGTATTAGAGGGCTTCACTCCTAAAATTATTAAGGGTACTTATCGTAGCATAAAGGGCACTCTAGGTAATCGTAACTACGAGTTTGATCCAGCTACAGAGAAGGATGTAGCGGCCCTACAAGCCGCAGGCTTCTCCCTTAGTGTACGGGATCCCGAGTTTTCTCTAGAGCTAGCCGCCAGTAAATATAAAAAACTCAAGAAGAGTGGCAATGAGGATGCTCGTGATATTCTAGATAGGGCAGGTAGGCGTAGCGGTACTGAGATTGTTGAACGTTTAAGTAAAGTAATCGCCAGAGAAGAAGACGCTTATCAAGATCTTTGGAAAGTGTACGACGGTACTAAAGCCTTTAATGGTTATTATACAGACAAGGATTACAGTCGAGCAGCTAAGAAGGTTATAAAGAGTAAGGAACTCGGAGGCGTGGCTAAGGATCTAGAGAATAATAGCTTTAATATCCGGTTCATTCCTAAAGACTTCTCCAAGAAATACTTCGCTGCACGTCAAGAATATATCAGAGGACTGGATGATCCTAAGAAAAAGTCGGAGCTAGCTGCTCAGCTACGTAATGATAAGAAGATACTTGATGAGTATCTAGCTAATAGGAGTAAGTAACTATGCCAGATCAAAGAGATGTCCAGCAGTTGATTCAGAGTCTTACTCCTTCGGCTGTAAATAATGGTAACCCAAACACTGTATATAACCAGCCTATGCCGCAGGGGGGTTACATCCCCCCTACCTACGATCCCGGCACTAACACTTGGCGAGTTAATCCTGCTCCACCGGCACCTACCGTGAACTGGCAGCAGTTAGCTATGAGCCAACAGCAGCCTACTGCTGCGTGGAATCTAGGCAATAATGGTAGTGGTGTACCCGTTACTCCAACACCTACTCCGGTACAGCCTCCTCCTGTTACCGGAGTGCCAAGTCCTGCGACGCCTCCTCCACCTGTTGGAGGGGGTTCACAGTCTACTAACACTGGTGGATCTCCCGGAGTAGTTATCAGCTGTGTAGTAGTGGAGAGTTTTCTATCTGATTATGATCGAGCAGATCAAGTACAAGTGGGTGATGTCATGTCAGTCATTGATCCGGTATCCTATCGAAAGAGTACAGGCACGGTGTCTTATTCCGAGACTAAGCTTGTGCCTTGTGTTCGAATAACTACTGAGTCAGGCATCCAACTTGAATGCTCACGTACAGCTCCTATTGCTGACGCTACTGGTGAGCAAGTATTTGCTCCTGATCTACTAAACAAGTTGGTACCTGTAGAGGATAGTGGTGCTTTCTATCTTGATAGGGTTGTAGAGATTGAGGATATCGGGGAAAGAGAAGTACGCCATATTACGGTAGAGAATAACTTCTTCTTGGCTGGTAAAGAAAAGGGACGCTACCTCTTCCATCATAATGTTAAGATGGCAGAGGGGACTGGCGTAGATTTATATGGAATGATGGAGAATCTTAATAATCAATTCGGGTGGAATACTTCAAGCTCTGTCTTCGACCAAGGGCCTAACACTCGTGGCGCTATGCAAGCTAATGGTACGTGGGATAGTGCGCATGGAGGTACTCTAGGTAGCCCTGCTACACAATGGGGTCGAGATCAGCAGATTAGCGCAGGTAGTGGTAACTATACACCCACTGGGCAAGGCTTAGTAGATGCATTCGGGGGTAGTACTTTACCTACTGACAGACTAGGTACCGCGCCTAATCCTTGGGCTACGCCGGGTGCTGTTGATTCTTGGAATCCTGATATGAGCAAGCTAACCCCTTCTCCTGTAGACTTCTCTGGATATGGTCCTCAGCTAAATGCTCCTCCTCAACTACAAGTAGGACAAGCACCCAGCGGGGGAGGTTTCTGGGATACCCTTAAACATTGGGGAAGTATAGCCGCTGATGCTGTCATCCCGGGTAATGTGTACCTACAGGATGAGCAAAAGTGGTTAGGTTCTTCCGCCTTAGTAGGCCTCACAGACCTCTTGTTAGGTGCTGGTGGTTTAGGCAGCAGTGCTTGGTCCAATATGGGGATGTCTAATGCTATCTCAGGTAGCGGTAGTGCTGGTGTAGCTGATGCACGCGCTGGAGCTAGGTATGAATATAATCAACTAACTCCTGCAAAACAGGCTGAGTTCCTACAGAAAGCAGCACAAGCCTATGATACTACACCAGAAGTGGTGAAAGAACGTTTAGGTTTATAATGATGCTTAAGGAAATATTGACCGAAGGAGGCATCTTGAAGGTAGCAAGCTTAACAAGCGTAGGCATAGCTGCTACTACAGGAATAAACGGGTGGTCTATCCCACTGTTTGGGGTACCGATTACTGTATTAGCTATGGCAGCAGGAGGGGCGACTATAGCCTTTGCGTATGGAGAGCCTGTAAAATCTCGTAAGAGCTTATTTACTTTAGCGGTTGCTAATACATTTATTGCAGCTATCTCCGTAGCAGTAGTACCTGAAGCTTTTGGGTGGGAGTGGGTAAGCGATAAACTAGAACCACCATTGGCTGGGCTAGTAGCTATAGCGTCTAGGTGGGTAGTACCCAGTTTTATTGAGCTAGTACCAGAAGTGTTGCGTAAGCTATTCCGTTTAGAGAAGTATGACAAGACTTACAGTGGTGGTGGCATGAATGACTATAGTGACTACTATGATCAAGGAGACAGCAAAGACTATTACGAACCGGAGGTGAAGCGTCGTGTCAATAAGCGGAAATAAATTTAAAAGATCAATAGTGACGGCGACCGCCTTATTGATGGGCATCTATGGGTGTACCATTGCTATTAAGCCTGGACTGTTAACTACGATACTATCAACTATTCCTTTACTTGGCATTGCTGCCACCGCATTAGCACGGGTCAACGATATTGGTCAAGGTAAGAATAGTAAGCGATGGCAGGCGCGCCGTGTTGGGTTAACTATGGCGGGGATTGGTGCTCTTGCTTTGTGTGCGGCTCCCATCATGGGATTAGGTGGACCTCCTCTATGGAGGGACATTATCTTTGAATGGGGCATCATGCTTACTTGGCTGACTACTCACCATATGCCTCCGTGGTGGAGGTGGATCTCACGTAAGGACCACAATGATGAATTTACTAAAAACGATCTCACGTAATATCCCCCAGTTAAACTGGATGCGGATCGGCTTACTCCTAGTACTACTAGCCTCTTGGACTGTATTCGTAGATCAACGTGCCCGACACAAGTGCGAACTTAAACATGAACAACAAAGGACGGAAGCAGCAGAAAAGAAAACTGAAGAGATTGTGGAGCACGTGGAAAAGCGTATTCCGGTAATCAATAAAAAACAAGCCGACACCGCAGCGTTGCACGCTGAGATTAATCGGCTTCGGTATAACTTAAGAGAGGCTATCAATGCAAACCAACATCGGCCTACGAGCCCTAGCTGTGATCTTACTCAGCGTGAGTTTGACAGCGTGCGCGAGCTTATCGAACAAAGCAAAGCATCCGCCCGTTGAGGTAGCAGTTTGTGATAGCTCTGCATTCATTGATGTAACTAAGTACACTCTTACAGAGTTAACAGATAAGAGTGACCAAGCTTTTCATCTATGGGCTACTGAGAATGCAGCTAATAATCCAATCATCATCAAAGCTTACAAGAACCTGAGAGAGTGTTGGGATACCTACCACAATGATAATTGATCACGAACTAAAGACTATCTTTACTAATGACTCTATTCCTGTGCGGGTTGGATGGGACTACACACCGGAGGCGGGGCAATTTCCGGACGGCTAAGGGACAATCTCAAACCCTGCAACGCGGAGCCATACCATGCCGCCATGCTCCCCGAAGGCTTCCGCTGTACAATAAAAAAGCCCCAGCTTTCGCCGGGGCTTCGTGTTAACCACTCTTTTATACGACGGTAGCTGCACTACCTTTCTTTTTAAATTTACGTAACATACTTTCTATCTTAACACGAGCCTCCGGAGCAAGCTGAACTAACAACTCAGCCACCTGTTCTGGGGGCTTTCCTTTTATTTACGCACGTTTCTTCTTATGCAAAGACAGCAAATGTCGTAAGCTATTAGCAGACTCTTTTGGCAACTGCTCTAATAGATTATCGATATGTTCCTGAGGTTTGTTTTTACAATTACGAAATAACTTTAAAAGAAACTTGGTTCGTTTATCGTAAATGACAGCCGTGGTTACAGTGGTCGTAGCCTGTCTCCTATATTAGTACGTTCCTCTACCTTGGATCCTGTAGACCACCCCCCACAGTCTTGGCATTGTAGCCTAGAGTAACTTCCTAGTAGAGTTTTGCGAGTTCCCCTACTTTGTAAGTGATCCCCTCCACAATAAGGACATACATACTCCCCTTGAATAATAGAACGATTTAGATTCTTAATCCAAGGAGTAAGCTTATAAAAGAGTCGTTCAAGAATGATAACGTCTTGTACGTTGTACTCTGACATCTCTTTGTAGGCTGATCGTTTACCATCCATACAGTCTAACCAAAGTTGGTAACCACGATGCTTGATCTTATTTCCTAAGCCCAGCTTACCTGTAATGTAATCTAGCTTGTTGGAGGTGAATCGGAAGTTCCTCTTCACTACCTTAAGTAGGTCAATACTCTTATAGGCAGAGGGTGGGGGCAGTCCTTGCTCCAAGAATTCCATGTTAAGGATCTTAAGGTCGAACTTATCCCCGTTATAACTGACTACGTAATCGGCCTCTTCCATCAAGGAGTGGATAGATGTAATCATTCCTTTATGGTCATCAATACCACTAGCGTGCATTACATGATCATCACCCTCCCAGCTGGCTGCCCAAGTAAGGACTTTAGAATCTCCGATGATACTGTCGATATTGATGTTCTGATTCCAAAGCCCCCACACCGTTGCTAGTGTGGGGCTTAGCTCAATATCTAGAAATAAGATACGTGGTTTCATAGGTTAGTGTGTCGTAGCACTCCGGGATAGTTCCAGTACGGTAGCATCGGGAGCTTCATCACTTACCCAGTTACCGTTGTCATCAATCAACTCAGCTGCTCGGAAGAAGGACAGAGCACAATCAGCCATAAAGGCGTAGATAGGTGGGGCATCACCCTTAGATGGATCAATTAGTGGATTGAACACCAGGCTAGGGGTTACCATACCCTCATCATCTTGAGTAAGCGTAAAAGTTGCAGTATACATAATTAGATTTTCTCCTTATTGGTTTTCATCCATTCCTTTGGGATACTTCCATCACGAGCTACGTGACATTTAATATCTCGCTTTTTGCACCATGCAGAATACGTGGTCTTGCTTGCTCTAGATAGCGTATTGTCCATCATAAAGATAAGTCGGATATCCTTGTCGGGATTCTGCTCTATGACTAACGACATCTTCTTGCGGTCTGCTGGTGTGAACCTACCCTTCGCTTCTACCATAATTCCGTTAGGTAAAATAAAGTCGGGGGTGTAGGTGTGGGTACTTTCTGGGACGGTGTACTTAAGCTTCTCGGTTTCGTATTCAAACTTAACCTTGTTATCTTTAAGCTTCTTGGCTACCTTGGCCTCAAAGCCTGAGCGATAAGTAACACCGTCTTGTTCTGTCTTCCATCTTGATCGGGCCACTGGGACTTAGCCCTTTAGGTCTACTCGATCTACCTTATAGCCAGTGATGGAGTAGGGGGAAGCTAGCTCTAGTTCCTTACGAGTACTTACCGCAGCATCGTAGGATTTAAACAGTTGGATCGGCTTCCAAAGAAACAACTTGCTACGCTCACTTAGTACCCAGTAGATAGTATCTACCTTCTTAACTCGCTTAGTAATAGCTGGCTTGCTTACGGCTTTCTTTGCTTTAGTCTTAGTTACCATATTAATTAATCTCCTTTTAGTTGTGTTCCATAAGGGCTTGCATAGACACAGGATACAGCTTCTCTAGATGGGCCTTTACTAACTGGGCAAAATGCTGTGTCTCTCGTTGGGTGTCAGGAGCCGTTCGTTGTTTTACCATATGTACCCAAGCTAGAAGAGTACCCGTCCACACCCAATTGATGTACATATTCTGTGGCAGAATCATACGAGCTAGCTCTGGTGCTACACCTTCACTTAGAGCATACTTGTATAACGACATTGCTTCGTTTGCTTGATCTTGCATTCGCATTTGCCACAGCATTGAGTCTTCATGAGGCTCCTCACTACTACCCTGCTTCACATTGTCTGCACGCTTGCGCCACTTGTCCGGCCAAAAGAACTCGGGTGGGCTGTCAATATACCTACGACTCTCCTCACTCCACGACATGCCTGACTGGTGCTTCCCAAGCTGCCGCGCTACAAATATAGGTGCCTTGCATCGGAAGGTCACAGTAGGATGGCGGAAGGGGAGAAGATGTTTCTCTCTGGCAAGGAAGTGGATTAGCTTTTCGTCTTTGTCCGTAAGCTCCCTGCTCTCCTTAGCAAAGGAAGTACGAGCGGCATTAACTACTAATAGGTCGGACCCAGAATGGTCCATGTATTCCACGTTCAATTAAGGTTATCTCCCATTACTTCTCCATATTCATCCGGTTGATTAGGGATGATCTTAAAGTCTCGCGTGTCCCACACGTGACACCAGTACTGCTTTTTGCGTTCTAAGCTAAGGAACTGCGACCTGTAATCTAAAGCACTCTTAAGAGAAGAGAAGTCTACAAGGAAGTCGTATGCCCCACCGGAGGTGCCTAAGACGGTACCAGCAAATACTACGTAACGTTTCATTAGAGTAAAGGACTTCCCTTGTCTAGCTCTTCCGGACGACGTAAGATGTATAGAAGAGTGCCTACTTCGTGATAGGCCCGTTCCCAATCCTCACCGTACTGCTTTTGGTATAGAGACTTAACTACCTCTCGGATCTTATCCGTATCCCCTTTAGCTTCTTCGATAATAGCGGAAGCTTTCTTTGGTCCAATCTTGTTGATACCTGGAATGTTATCACTAGTATCCCCAACTAACATCTGCCAGAAGAAGAAGTTGTTGGCCTCTTGCGGGGTAGTAAACTTAAGCTCGTCCTTCATTGGATTGTAGGACCAGCCGTACATCCCGTTCAAGATATCCTTATCGATAGAGACGATCACGGAATACTTGTCTGTGTTACGATGCTGCTCCATACAGATAGCATCATCAGACTCGATGCCTCGTACAGGTATACCATTCCACACGCTTAGCATGTACTCTTGGATTTCTTTCTTATACTTAGGTACGTGGCTACGATCCCTGTTCCCTTTGTAGGGTTTGATGGTAGCTACCTTATCCCGGAAGTTACCGCCGGCATGGACATAAAGCTTATAGTCAGGATTAAAGCGGGAGGTTACACTCTCAAGGAACACCTTTACATTGTGTAATGCATGGTGTACGTAGTCTTCCTCTGCTAGAAACTGAGTGACCTCTTCGTCACTAGCTCCCGGATTACTCTCCTTATACTCACGCTTAAGTGCGTTGTCAGCGGAGAAGCCGGCCCGGTAGATCAAAGGGTCTCCGTCAATAAGCGGCTTAAGATCATGTTCATTCTTAGTCACACCTTGTACTCCCATACGTGAACATTATCTGGCAGTTGCTCAATAATAGGTAGTACATCTTCGCGTTTAAGTTTACCATTACCTATGCCAGGAAAGTTTAGATCAATCCTCTCATATTGTGGGGCAATCTCTATAAGCTCGGCTGTTGATCGCATAATTGTCGGAATATGAGCGGGAGCATTCCAGTGCAATTTAACCATAAAAAATCCCACAAGCTGTGCATCAAACACAGGTGCATAATACATAGTCATTACGTGTCTCTGAGGGAATGCCCTAACTAGATTAGCAAACTCTACATCACTGCCTGGAAAATTGTCACGCATCTGGGCTGCTATACCACGGCCCATTACCAGCTTGCCTGCTTGTGTAACAATGGGATTTGTAGTAATCAAAAATAAGTCGGTCGTGCCATATACATCCCACATATTGCCATGTTCTAGAATCATAGCTTAGCCCTAAAGGCTTCTCGTACTACACCAGAGAATTCGCACGCCACTAATACTCTCATTTAGTCTTCCTCTCCTAACCCATCTACCATCAACGAGTTACGAAGGTTTCCTTTATTATCCCTCTGGTAAGGAAGGTGGGCCGGCTTTTCCTTAAGCCCTTCTGCTTGTGCTTTTAGCTTACGGTGGTAGTCCTTACCCTTACGGCGGTATACTTTGGTCTTGCCAAACTCCCCTTCGTCGATCAAGTTAGTCTTAGCCATAGCTATTATCGTTCATCTCCTGACCCACTAATTGTGTTGTTAGCTTTGCGTGCCTGTAGCTTAAGGACATTAGCTTCCATAATAGTTTGTAGATTTAGGTCGAACTCGTCAGCAATACGATCTACATACCATAGAACATCACCTAGTTCCTTCATCATAGCTAATTGAAGATCCTCCCAAGGTGTGTTATCTCGTAGGAACTTCTTGTACTTACCTGCTACCTCCCCTGCTTCGGAGCATAGCCCCAAGATGGTGTACTCAAAGGCGTCGTTAGGATCATAAATGCTGGTTTCACGAGTAAACTCACGGTACTCTTCTAATAGATTCAAGACTATATCTCCGTTAGATTTTAAAGGGTGCCGGTTACGATAATCCGGCGTAGGTGCCGCCCCGGTCGGGACCTTACCTAGCTCTCGCTAAGCCCTACCGATCAAGCAATCTCTTAAGCTAGAACTACGGCAATCACAATCAGTACGATGACGCCAACTGCAATTAGCGGCCACTTGTTCTTACGAACGGCTGTCTTAATCTGATCACCTGTCACACTACCACCGCTACCAATATCATCAAAGTCGTCAATCTTACGCATTAGCGTACTACCTCCATACGTTCGGTGTTAACAATGGCGTGTTTGAAGCCAGCGGCACGCTTAATAGCCCGTGCCTGATCACGGGTCTTGGCCTTACGGAAGATCTTACCACTTACACGATTTACTAGCAGATACTTAAACATAGTTTTCATTCTCCTATAGTAACACAGTTATACTTAACTGACCCTTAACGAATGGGACAGGCACCACCCTCGCACTCACTACTATCATCGAACTCAAGGCTCGCATCCATAGAAGTAATTAGCTTAGTCATAGCTACCATCTCGTGATACTTCTCCTCTGTAATCTCTTCTAAGGGAGCTTGCAGGAAACCGTGGTCACTATGTCGCAGGAAGCTTAGTGTCTTAAAGTTCTTGTTGTAATTCTTGCTTAGATAATCCCGGATAGCCGGCAGTTCTTCGCCTCTATAGTACACGGTACAGCTAACAGAGTTATCACTCCACTCAGTCTGAACTTTCTTGATTACCTCAAGCTGATCAATAGCTGTAACGTCAGCAGCCAATACCGCGTGTTCAGGAAACATCATAGGGAACTCGGCTACTACTGTAGTATGATCCTCTGTCCCATCAAAACGTTTCTGGAACTCTACATTATAGCCGTGTGCTCGTACTACATCCACTACTGGTGAGTTAGATGACATACGAATACGACGAATCATATAGCGAGCAAAGCCCGGGTGTACACCAGGAGTTACTCCAGGCAGTAGACTTAGCGTACCACTTGGTTTGAATGTGGAAAGTTTTATGCTTTCCGGGAAGTTATTGGCTGCACTATAATCCTTGTCGAACTGTCGTAGCATTTCGTAAGCATCTGCTAACCAAGCTTGTTGCTCTGCTGTGGCCTGCATATACCCAGTAATACCAATACCCATCCGCATGTTACGGTGGACTACCTCCTCTGTCTGCTTTAGGTGACAAGGTAGTACAAGACTGTGCTTATTGATACGATAGAATAGCTGTAGTAGATCGTGTAGCTCTCGCTCGGATGTTACATTAGGAAGGAATACCTCAGCTAAACAGCACGTCTCGTAGTTTTCTAGGGACTGCTCTGCACATGGATTATAAGCTACTACCTTTTTGTCCTTATACCTAGTATCACCAACCCTGCCACATGATCGGGACAGCTTAAGGTTGATCAGACCGTAGGGCTCTGAGTTACCATCATAGTTATCCCAGAACTCCTTCGGCAGTAAGCTGATATCATTACAGACTACCGAGTTGTTAGACATCGCACGCCAGTTAGGAATGTTACCGTCTCCCCAACGCTTCGCCTTTAGGTATTGAAGATCGTCGTGATCCCCGATAGCAATGATAGCGGAGCGGCGTACGTTACCTGATACAACCACCTGTCCGATAATGTTTACGATATCTAAACAGTCAATGGGGCGAAGCTGCTTACCTGCACGAGCTTTAAGCAGTCCGGTGATATTGATAATACCTTGTACCAGATCTTCTGGTCCAGAGGAGACGCCTCCAAATCCTTTAATAGGTAGACCTTTTCCTCGTACCAACTGGGTTGAATAAGTAAAGCCGCTGGGGTGGCTGGTAGAAAATGCGTCTGTCAACGTCCTGCGTAGTAGCTCGACCCATCCTTCTCGGCTGTCTGGGACGATGAAATCAGCACCAGCATCTTCTACCCTAGTAGGGCCTACGTAGTCCTCACGTACAGGAGGTAGCTTATAGACGTACTCACGCTGGATATTAATGCCTACACCAGTACCAAGCATTAGAGCGTCAAAGCACCACGTAAAAGGTTCGACAGGTTTATCAATGCAAACAGCTGCACAATTCTGTAGTGATAGTAGCCCAAGCTTGTCTACGGTTGTAGTGCCTAACTGCCATAAGAACCTACCTGCCACAGTTCCCTTTAGCTCTGTCATGTACTTACGTACTCGGTGCTCCTCTGCTGTGGTAAAACCTACCTTAAGTTGATCTCGACATGCCTCTACGATACGGTCAATAGTGTCGGGCCACTCCTCAGTAGTACTGTCCTCCAGTGGCCGTGCATATGTACGCTTGTATACAAGGTACCCTACGCTGGACCAGGGCGTTTCGTTAAAGTTACTCAATAGGATCCATCCTTTCTGCAATCATTCGCAAGAGTGTTGCTGCTTTCTTTAAGTCTAAATTGTTAAAGAGATGAAGCAGATACTTCTCCACCCCGCTCAGTTGTTCCTTCTCCTCTAGAGAAGTCGAAGGTAAACTGGTAACCTGGGAATTCGTCATCTCCAGTTGGATGTGGTTCAAGTTCTTCAATCTTATATTCTCCTTCGCCTAGTAAACGATCCGCTACTAACTTAGAGTAGCCGGCAATGTCCGTCCAACTATCTGCATACTCGGGATCCCCATTGAGCACTCGACCTATCTTGTGAGCTATCATTTCTAAAGCCTCCTTACTGTCTACGGGGAGACTATCCCAGTTACGACCGAAAGAGAAGGTTAGCTTAATCTGCTGAGTCAGCAAGGCATGGGCGTCGAAACGCCCGTACCTACTCCCTCGCTCAGCCAGTACTGCGCTGATGTCATTACTCATCCCAAGTAGCCTCACCCTCAACAGCAGCTAGATCGACAGCATCTTGTTCTTCACCAAGATCCATCACATTACCAGTAGCACGCTTGTAGAACTTAGCGGCGTAGTCTAGGACAATCGCTTCAATCGTATCTGCTTTCTTATCCTTCTTGACGCTAGCCGCAATGGGTAGAGCATCAGCATCTTGAAGAATCTTAACCAGAGAGAGAGCCGTATTAAAGGCTGCTTGCTTGGAGATGGTATCTTGCCGGGTATCGAAACCGCTGCTAGAGGAGCGGGCTGGTGCTGCGCTGGTTTGTGGCGAGGAGGCGGGGGGTGCGGCCACTTCTCGTAGAGAACCAGGAGCTAGGTTCTTGAAGTTACCATTCACATTAATCTCATATGAATAGTACTTACCCGGGCTGGCATTCTTGGGCTGGTACTTACCAGCTCCTACCTTATCACCGTTATCAAAAACAAGGTCATACATAGGGCCGATCTTAGTTTGTTTGGTTTGTACTTCTAGTAGATATGCTTGTGACATTTAGTTTGTTACTCCTGTTAGACCGGATACTCCGGTGTCATAAATAATTTGTTTCTTCTTTTGTTTCTCTACGGTATAACGTTCACGTCCGTCTTGCCAGACCTCGTAGATTTCTTCTGTGTCTGAAACACCCCAAGCCTTACCAGCCTTAAGTCCTACGCCTAGGGGAAGCTCTTCCCATAACTTGTAACGATATACTTCATTGAAGAAGTTATATACATCAGTAGTCATAGCTATCTTACTCAACTCTTTCGCTACATCCATGTAGTCCTTGTGAACTCGGGACACAATAGAGTCGTGAACCGTATTGAAGATGGTGATGGGTAACCCTTTGATCCTGTGCCAGAAATGGACTAATGCTACAGGGATAATTTCTGCCGTAGCTAGTCCCTGGATAGGAGCATTGACAATCTGATTAGTAAAGTCTACCCAACCACTTCGTTGCATTTTAGCCTTAGGCCAATAGAACCTCATACCATAAGGCGTCTCTAGTACTTTCTTTTCAGCTACAGCCAATACCCACTTTTGCTGCTCATCGCGGATGCCATAGTACTTTTTAGCGAAGTCAATAGCATAAGCTTTAGTTGCGGGGGTGGTGCCTCGTCCCCAAAAGAGCGGTGTAAAGGTCTCGGACTTTGCACCCTGCCTGTCTATTCGTTCTTCAAGATCATGCTCCTCGTTGAATTGGTTAATGATATCTCTGGTGTAACCGTGGATGTCAGTTCCGTTGACAATATCGTAGGCTCCCTGAGTATCGTGACCTAGTAGAACAGCGACGCGGAACTCCATACCTGCACCGTCTGCTTCTAGTACCTCATAATCTTGGTCGTGAGAAGTAAAGAACTTCTTATAGGCACGAGGTAAGTTCTGTGCCTGCACTGACATAGGCTTCTTCTGTTTAGGAAAAGTGTAAGCAATGCCTGAGCTTGCTAGCCTATGTGTCTGAGTACGTCCATGTACAATGTTACTGTAGTACTTGCCTTTAAGTTCAGGACTAGTAACTACTTCCTTAAAGAAAGCTACGTTCTTCGACAGCAACGTACTTGCTTTATTGTATTCCTTATAGAGAGCTAAGAATCGTTCTTGCGTTTCTGTTTCTGGTTTGAGTTGAGCAATAATGTCTTGGCTTGTGGGGAGGTTTCCGCTCGGCGTCTTGAGGATAGCTCCGTTCTGATCGCATAGTGGAGAGAAGCCAAGTTCTTTGTAGAGAAACGTGCCAAGTTGCTTAGGACTACCGAGGTTAATACCTCCGGTAATTTTATCAAGTTCCTCACCGAGTTCATCTACTACCCTCGTAAGTTCCCGCTCTTCTTCCAGCACTGCGTCTTTGTCTAACTCTAGTCCTGCTAGGTGGATATCAGATAATACAGGAATGGTGAGATTCCTGGATAACATAATGTGCCACAGATCTAGCGCAGTGATGCGCTCGTGTTGCTTTAGAAACACTTGATGGCATAAGTCTACGTCAGTTTGACAGTAAGATAGCAGCCAACTCCTAGGTATGTCAGAAGGACAAGTGCCCTGATCAATCAGACGGGACACCAAAGAACCCTTACGTCCTAGCTTGTACCTATCCGCAGTAGCTTCCAACGAGAGGGGCACTCGCTGGTTACCAGCAATTACCCACTCACCAACCATAGTACAATAGCACAGAACAGATCGTAAGTCAAGCCCACAACGTGAAAGCCAGCTTAATTCAAATTG